ATAACGGGCGCAACGGTATAGTCGAAACCATCAGCCGTTAATTCCGTTACCAAAGCTGATAAGGTTACGAGGTTTGCAATATCCGTGCCTATCTCGAAATAAAGTTTAGTTTGAGGACGGATAACCTCGCCCTGAATTTCCTTAAACTGTTCGCTAACAAATCTCATAACTTCTCACCTACGCCGATAATGTTTGCTTCACAATTCAGATAGTATGTCGGTTTGCCCGTTGTAGCGTCCATTATGAACGGTTGTGCAGACCTATCGCCGACATACATTTTCTTCGTTACGAAAGCGTTTTTAGCCATATCGTAGTACCTTGCATTAAAGTAGAAATGCTTATCAAAGAAGCTGCAAATATCCGCCCAGGCTTCGGGTGATAATACCGCCCACTTCAATTCTATCTTCGTCGCTTTTGCAACTACGCTACCCCTAACGATACCGTCAACCGTTCTTCCCTGATCGACAACCGTTGCGATAGTCTGCTTTCCGCTTTCATAGGCGGCAAAAGGCAACTTGATAGCTTCTCCGCCTGCCGATAAAGTGATAAAATTTCCGTCCCGTTCAACTGACATTTGTTGTAACCCCCTTTATCTGCTAAATGCACCGTTACTGATAGCAACGCCACGCTTGCGGCTTTCTGTCTGTACCGCCTTGAATACCGCTTTGCCGTCGATGATGATGTTAGTTTCTCTATCACCGTTGAGGTTAGCCGTAGCCATACCGCCGACTACCGCCTGATAGATATTGCTTGCAAGGCTCGCCATAGCACCCTCGTTTGCAGCTCCGATAGCATATCCGGCATTGTTGTTTGACGGCATAGATACCGTACCGCTTGACATAGGATCAATAATATCCATGCTCATAGCGTTCAAAGCCTTTTTAGACATATCAGATACGGCATTTGTAGCGAGGAACGAATTGCTCTCTATCGCATTAGCAAAACCCAGGACGGAGTATTTACCCACCTCGCCAAATGCTTTTGAGGGCGATTCGATTTTGAGCTTCTTGTTTGCCGCTTTAAGTGCCGCAAGTCCAATGTCGCCACCCGCTTTGCCTGCTTCTTTAAGAAGTTTAAGTACGCCCTCGACATAACCCGAAGTAGTCTGCATACCTGACTTTTTGGCTTTGGCAATACCCGTGTTAAGTCCTGCAACCGTGCCGTTTGCGACAATTTTGCTCGCCTGCGTTGCTTTGCTCTTGCCCTTTGCTACCTCGCCCGTATAAGCGTCTGTAACCTTCTTTGCGGAAGTCCTCGAAGTCGTAACGGCGGTATTAAGGTCTGACTTAAAGGCACGGGGGACAAGGGCTTCGTAAGTATCTTTGCTTGCTTCACCGCCTTGTATTGCCGATATTTTCTTTGCCTGATCCGCACTAACATACTTGTAAGGGTTTGCGTTGCTACCGCCACCCCTGCCCTTCTTGATAGGCTCGCCTTTTAACTGTTTACGCAGGTTTTTAAGGTCAAGCTCGACCTCTCTGCCCGTCGCCCACTTGTAGAGCTGCGACAAAACAGGGTTGTCGAAGATTTTGAGTACCTTTTCGGTAACTTCAAGCCTAAACTGTTCTCCGACTTCTCTGCCTACGGCTCTTGCTCGCCTTGCAATATCTTCGGGTTTACCGAAGATAATGTCGAATATATCCTGACCTAACAACTTGTCGCTTATACCCGTCCAAAGTTCTTGCTCTATCGTTGTGCCGTGTGCCCTTGCTTCCTCTGCGAGCTTTTCAGGCGACCTACCGAACAATGTCGTCCAAAAGTCTGCTCCTATCCTTCCGAGTGCAAGGTTAAACTGTGCCGCAAATTCGTCGGCAACTGATCTTCCGTTCTTCTTTGCTTCTTTTGCAAGGTCTTCGGGCGACCTGCCGAAAAGAGCCTGCCAAAAATTCGCTCCGAGTTCACCCGCACCCCACTTGAATATATCGTTAAGTAAGAACGGGTTTCGCTTTAAGTCAGCAAAGAATTTTTGTATAGCTTCTCTTGCCTTCTTGATAGAATTTTCAACGGCTTTCGCAAGGAAATCGTAACCAGGCAATTTGAGGTTTTTAAGGTTGGAGTTTTCACCGCCACCTGCGCCACCTGCACCGCCCGCACCCGTGTTAGGGTTGAAGACATTAAGCTCGTCGATACCGAGCATATAGTCTTTCATTTTCTTTGCGTTCTTTGCAGCGTCGCCCGTTGCCTTTACGATCTTGTTGTACGGCTTTACATTTTTGGAAATGTCCGTGCGGTCTTTCATGTCCGGCAACTTAAAGCCAAACAGATTAGCAATACTCTGAAATGCCTGTTGTGCTAACTGTGCAAATGCCGTCAGATAGGGTAATGCCTTGTTTAAGAACGGGATAAAGATATTTCCAAGTGCCCTGCTCGTCATATTCAACTGTTCTTTGAAGACATTTAACTGATTTGCAGGATCGTTTAGCGCCCTTGCGTAATTGCCCTGTACCTGCGTTACCTGCTGCATAAGAGCGATATAACGCAACTGTACTTTCTCCTGCTGCGTCAACTGATTAAAGTTTACGATCTTGTGCTTTGTGTTATCGTCTGTGGCAACGGTGTTTGCTTCGATAGCTCCCGTTTCCTTGTTGATAGCAAAAGTCTGTTTTCCGTAGTTAGCGGGATTCTGACCTATATCAACAAGTTTTGCCTGCGATAAGTCATAACCAAGTTTACGGATAGGCTCTAACCTACCCGATAATGCTGATTTAAGTTTGTTAGCGGCTTCCTCGTTAGTAATGCCGTAGAAAGAAGCAATATCATAAGACAATTGCGTGATGTTCTGCGACATATAGGCGGCTTTATCGCCCGTAACTCCGAAACCCGTAATAAGGGTTTGGAATATACCCTGCGTTTTCTGCCAACCTGCTATGTCAATTCCTAACGCCTGGCTAACTGTTTCACCGTACTTTGAAGCATTATCCGCATACTCTCCGAGTGATACGGTAAACATATTCAGCGACTTAATGTAGGTCGCTGAATTTGCTATACCGTCAGATATAACCTTTCCAAGTTTTCTATATACGGCAACAAGTGCAGTTATCCTTATTGCCTGATTCAGAAACGAGCTTGATAATTTATCTACGCTTCCGGCTGCCTTGTTTGACGCTTCGCCTGTCTGCCTGATGTTAACCGAAACACTTCTAGATTTCAGTTTATCGAGTGCCGTGCCTAACCTTCCGAGCGCGTCAATAAGTTTATCAACATTAGCGGTTGAAGCACTCGAAGTAATATCTAACTGTAAAGCGTCTATTTTCTCGGCTGCCATAGTTTTATACCTCGCCAAATTTTCTATTGACCTTCGACATTTGCGCCCTCATATACGCAAGTCCCTTGTCAATAACGGCTCTTGATTCAGCGTTTTCTGTTTCCTCGCTATTCTCGTATAACGGGATAGGCTTATCGAGGTACGGCTCGGCTTTCGGGTGTTCGTTAAAAGGTATCAACAAGGGCGCTGCCCTGCTTATAGCCTGATATACATACGCTCCCATAAGCCAAAAGTCTTCGTTTTCCTTTTTCCTTTTCAGCTCGTTTGCCTTGCGATAGGCGATTACGAGCGTGTGGTCTTTCTTGTAAAATTCCTCGTAGGTCATACCTATTGCCAGGTATGCAGGAAACGCTTTATCAAATATTTCACGGCAACTGTCAGGGGATCGGGGTTTTTCACCTTCACCCCTGACAACCTCTACCGTTGAGGACGGTATCGCCGTTAATTCACCGTCCACTCTATTGCGTTTTTTTCGTTTTCCTCGTCCATAAGGTCGATAATAGGCGCATTGTAGAGGTCAAGTAATGCGTCGAGTAAACCCTTGTGCTTTACTTTACCGAGTAATGCGTCAACTTCCGCAATAGTAAGTGTGTCGTGATGTTCAAGGAAAGCACCCCGCCACAAATAAGTAAGGGACGCTACGGGTTTTTCCGCTATGTTCATAAGGTTAAAACCCATGTTCTCGGTTGAGATAACCGTTTCCCTTGTAAAAGCGAGCTTGTATTCCTTGCCTTCGATCTTAAATCTTAATGTCTTTTCCATAAGTAAATACCGTCCTCAAAAGTATTTAGTAGTGCCTAACCGTGCCTATCAGGAAGCAGCGAAAGAAATCTCCGTTGTAGGGATAACGCCTACCTTCATTTCGGAAACCTCGTTTACGCCGCCGCCGGACTTTGAAGCATAAGGGAAACCCTTAAATGAGAATTTGCCGTCGTGTCCGTCAGGTGTGCCTGCGTTATCGCCAAACCAAATAGCGAAATAACCCTCTGTGCCTTCAAGTGCCTGCACCGCCGCAAAGTCAGCAGCCGTGTAGTTAGCCGTAAACTCGATATTACCGCCGTTGTCCTTGACACCAGGGATATACCAATGCTGATCGTCAGAAAGCGTTGTAGCCTGCAACTGTTCGGGCGGGTTGATTACATCAGGGTAGTCCTTAATGTCGAGCAACTTGCTATAAGTAGTGCCGTCCGAGCTGTGCATAAGGTATGATGAAATTGTTGAAATTGCCATAGCTTTATCTCCTTGTATAAATTTTTCCGTTCTTATCTACCGTAGCGGCAAATGTAGCGGTGATCCTGTAATTTGAAGCGTTATTGATATTGCTTGCAGGTTTGCAGGAAACCATTGTGAAGTTATAAGGTATGAGGGTGTCGATTACGGTCTGCATAATATCCTCGGCTTCCGTCTTCTTTCCGTCCTGCTTGTTTGAGAAGACATCAATAGTGATAGAAATATCACGGAAATTATCAGCCTTTGAGCTATCCCTCATTTTGTAGGTCATACCGTCGTCGGAAAACACGATAGCAACGCAAGGGAAATTATCAGGTGCATAGATAAAAGCGTTTACTATACGGCAGGTGGGATAATCTGCGAGTACCGCATTAGCCGTTTTCGTAAATATCTCTCTTTCGATCCTAAACATATTCATATGAAGATTTCCCTCGCTATTGTAGGTATCTGCGGTTTAATCGCTTCTATCGCATTGTAGATAGGCATATATGCGGGAGTACCGCACGATATTACATTGTGAGCAACAAACCAATACTTTTTATTGCCCTGCCCTTGTCCGTAACTACCTATTCCCGTATCGAAAGCAACCTTTTCAGCAAGGGGGTTGTTCCTTCCGCTACTGTTATGATAGATACCTGCACCAAACTCGATAAAAGCTATCTCGCCGCCGTTTTCCTCTACGATTACCGTGTTACCCCTTGCGTATGAAGCATACATAGGTAATCTCGGCGTTGCTTCGTGTGTCTTTATGTCTTTAAGGTCGTCGCTAAAAGGTATCTCGCCCAGGTTATTCGCTATCATATCGGCTAACATAGCGGCAACGGTTTCGCAAAGTATGTTTGATTTCCGTAACCACTCGGCACGAATTTCTTTCAGTTCCGCTATTGCGTCCCTGACAGAATTTGCGTCGCCTATGTCGATATGTACCGTCTTCACCCTACATCAACCTTCCTTATAGCCACGCTGACGAAATTTAACGATTCAGCAACCTTTACAACAATATGGTCGTAAGGGGTGTCCGTTTTTCCCGTTTCTTCGTCGATTTCCGGCATAGTGTCAACCCAAAGTATTGAGCCTACCGATAGGAATTTCTCGCCCTGATTAAGAGTGATTACCCTGTCGTATCTTTCGTTCATGCCGAATAACTGTAAGTTAGTTTCACCGTTAGCAACGGAGAATACGCCCTGCGACTTGACGGGATCAGAATAGGTAAACTGTTCTTCAACATAATTGCCGTCCGTGTCCTGCGACATACCAACGGCTTCAAGCGAAGCGTAGTAAAAAACTTTTCTGTTCCTTGTCATTGTACGCATAGGTTAAAAACCCCCTGCCTTCGGAGTTATCCTCGCTCTCAACGAGATAGGAATATCTGCGACCTCAAAACTACGGTGTGTTCCGGCTTCGATATGAAGTACCTCGCCTTCCGAGCCGCGCTTATTGAGCATATAAAGAGCTATCTCTATCTGCTCGTAATCGTACTTTTCGGGCATAACTTCTTCACCGTCGCCATACGGGAAAGCGATATTGATAACCGCTTTCTCGGCGGCGGCAAGGTAAGCGTTAGCAACCTCGTCCGAGGTAGTATCACCGCTATCGAGCATTTGCTTCAATATTGTTAACTTTTCTGCGTCCGTCATGTTGCTAACCCTTCCTTAATTACTTGTCTGACTTCTTATCGTCAGCCTTTTTTGTAGCCTTCTTCTCGGCAACGGGTGTTACATCAGCGACCTTTGTGGTCTTATCCTTCTTAACCGCCGTTGCGTTGCGTCTGTGTAAAAGCATACCCATAAGCATTACCTATCACTTAACAATGATCTTGACTGCCTTTGAAGCGTCATAGAGGTAGGGTGCGAAGTGAGAGTCAGCCGTAATTGTGGTTGACTTGTTGATAATGTCCCTGTCGCTCTCAACGAGTACGCCACGCTTCATAAACAGGCGAAGTGCGCCAGGCTTAACGATATAAGCGTTCTCCTTGTTTGAAGCCTCTTTGAGCTTGTTGGAAACAAGTACCTGGCAACCCTGGACTACGCCTACGCTACCCTTGATAGCGAGGTCAGCAGCAATATCGGAAGCAGGAAGCCAACCTGCGGTCTTGCGAAGTCCTGTGTACTGTTTAGGTGAAACAACGAGGACACGGGGAGAGCCGTCCTCAATATCTTCGCCAAAGAGTTCAAGTGCGTCTGCAATATCGTCGAAGTCGAGTGTGCCAGGTGTAGCGGCGGTGTGTACCATAGGTGATGTGATAGCGTTGAGAACGCCAATAAACTCATTATCAACCTGTGAAGCGATAGAAAGAGCGAGCTGCTTTGTTGCTTCGCCAAGAGGATCACCGTAGCCGGACAAAACGGCTTCGTCTGTAATCTGTACGCCGTTGCCGATCTTGTGAATTGTAGCGGTAGCGGCTGCTTCGATAAGCTGACTAATTCCAATGTCAGCACCTTCGCTCACGGTGGAAGCGTCGCCGATATAGGAATAAGCGGGAAGGGAAATCGTGTTACCAGGTCTGCCTTCGAGTGTGTTGTCGATCGTTGCAAGAGGGGCAAATCTCATAAGGTCAACAAGTTTCTTGTCGATAAGGTCTGCCATAACCTGCGGGTTGACGAGGTTGGTAAGTAATGTTGCGTTAGCGTCAAGTGCCATAGTGTTTTTTCTCCTTTACGAGTTATTTTGATAATTCGTTATAAAGGTCAGGGTTTGAATTAAACAAGTCGTTTCTCTCTCGATAACTCATGTTCTCAAACTGTTCCTTTGTAACCGTTTTGTTTCCGTCCGTTGCTTTGCCTGCGGGCGGTGTGGTCGAAGCCATAGCCTGACCTCTTGACACCTTCTTGATGTTCTCGATAACTACCTGCTGATTCTTGATGACCGTAGCAATATCGCCGTTTACCAAAGCCGTAGCGGTTTCCGTTGCAAGGGTGTCGTCATATCCGGCGGAAATAAGTTTTGCCTTATTCTCGGAGATAGATTTCTCCCTTTTGAGCGTTTCCGCTTCTTCCTTGTACTGTTTCAAAAGCGCTTCGGTTTCGACTTTCTGCTTTTCCTCGTCGCTCATACGGGCTTTCAAGTCCTTTTTGCTTTGAGCGAGTTCGGAAGCGGTCTTATCAAAAACTTCTTTCTTGACATAACCCGTGTAATCAGGATCGGCAAAAGAAAATTCTTCAAGTGCCTTGACCTTTTCCTCGGCGGTCATGTTCTCGTAGCCTTCGATCTTCGTTGTGTCAATGTTCGCCATGTTCTTTTTCTCCTTGCGTTTTTGTTAGCGTGTTCTCTCACGACTTAATTCTGTGTTTGTTTGTCGAAGTTCTCTCTCCGTTTGTGTTTGTTTACCGTTAGTTCTCTCTAACTTGTATATAATCAGCTTTCGCCGTTATTACCTTTTATGTCTTTCTCCTTAACAGGCTCTATCCAACAACGGCAACGGTAGTGTGGCTTTGTCGGCAAGTCCTCGATCTTGTAAATCTTACCGTTGCGTTCCTTGCACACTTCGCAAACACGCTCGTCATTTTCAGATACCCAACGCACACGCTTGATACCGTTCTTCTTGAAGGTGTCAAGCCTTGCCGTATCGACCATTGTTTCGCCGTATTGTAGTGTCTGCGTGTACCACAAATCGGCAAACTTCTTTAATTCCTTGTGATAGTCGGCTCTCAAACCTGCTATCACGGCGGCGATAAGAGCTTCCGCTAATCTCGCCCTCTTTCTGTCGGCTTCGGGGTAATACAGATAACCCGTAACGGGGTTGTATTGCCCTAAAACGCCCTCTACATACTTCTCGTCGGTCTTTAACGGCTTTACCGCTACGCCCGACACCTTCTTTATATCCTCGGCGGCTTCTTCGCTCGCTTCGGTTGCTATCCTGATGTACGCCTGCCTGTTCTCTTTCAGCAGGCGTTCTATCATTTCTTTTGTCAGTTTCGTTATCCTGGGTGCGCCTAACTCGTCAAACCCGATAACATCAAGCCTGTTTACTTCTTTACGAAGCAGGGTTATCAACGCCGCTATCAGTATGTCCGTTAGCTCGTACTGTTCCCGTTTCTTCTTCTCGTCCGGCATTGTCAATTACCCCGTCCTCATTAGGTATGCTATGCACTTCCCACTTGTTTAACTGTTCGTTGTAGTAAACCTCGGAAATGAGATAAGCGTTTTCGGGATCACTAAACAAACCGCACGATTCAAATGCGAGCTTCGGGTGTACCCTCGGCGTATTGAGCATTTCGCAAAGTACCTGTGCTTTGACCTGCAAATTCTCGTAGTTCGTTCTCGGAGATTTGCACTCAATATCAGAAGACCTTATATCGAGCTTATCCTGACCTACCGTATCGCAAATCTTCAATACGAGATTCAGCATACGACGCTCGCAACCCGTAAACATTGTTTCGCTTGCTTTCGCCTTCATTTCTGCCTGCGAGAAACCCGATACCAAAGCCGCCGCACCGTTGTTAGCACTAAACGACTTTCCGTTACCCAGGACGGGCATACCGCAAATCATAAGGATATTCTTGTATATATCCTCTTTCGTGATGTTCGCACCGTCATAGGAATAGTCTGTCTTTACGCTATCTACATCAGCAGGCGCACCGTCAATAGATTTCAGTTTGATAGCACCGTAGGCTCTCAAATTCTCCAAAGCGTCGCCGTCCAGGTCGCAATTTATGAATTTGAGGAAGCTCTGTATCTGCTGCTCGATACCGTCAATATCATTACTCGATACACGGTTATATGCGTCCAAAAGCGGTAAAACGATCTCAAAAGCTCCAAGCCTTGCGTTATTCGCAGGATATTCGTAAATCGGTATCTCGCCTAACGGGTTATCGTTCTCGGTGATAAACTTATCCATAGGCTCGCCCTGTTCGTCGTCGTTAAAGGTGAAGACACGATCTTTCGTATATACAACGAAATTCCTTATCGTCAGGTTGTCAACGGCACTCTCCGTGTAGGTGATAGCCGCCATAGGCTGACGCTTAAAGGTCGAGGAATAGATAACGCAGGTTGTACGGGGATCGAGGGTATAGAGGTCAAAAGGTGCGTCGCCTTTTCTGACTTCTTCCGGCTTCTTTGCGGAAACATATCTGTATGCCGTTCCGCAAATATGATTCCACTCGACGAGTTCCCTATCGAGCGTTTCCTTGCCCGTCTGATTCATATAGTCGTTCAGCAGGGCGACCTCTTTTGCCTTATCCTTGTCGGAAACATAGGAAAATGCCGTGCCTAAAAGGTACGACACCTTGAAATCGACAATATCATAAGCGAGGTTGACTACTACCTTGTTATTGATTTCGGGGCGTACCTCTTTAATACGCTCCAAAATAGGCTGCCTGCCCTTGTAGTAGTTATAAAGGTAATTGATCTCAACCTTGTTAGCGGTGTGAGCAGGGAAAGCCTGACGGACTACGGCGACGACATTATCCTTCGTGATAGCCGTTTCATCAGTATAGATTACCCTACGCCCGAATAAGGCGTGTCCGTAACCCTTGATCTCTTTTGTTTCGTTATCCGCCATGTCAAAGTACCCCGTTAGGAATTGTAAACCTAAAAAATATCCTACTTTACAATTATAAAATAACAACATTTAGGGTTTTGTCAACAATTTGAATACAAGATATGGGTATTGTAAAGAAAAACCGCCGCTTTCTTTACAATAGCGACGGTTTACTGTATGCTATTAGTGTACTTCGGGTGTTGACGCACCTGGGTAACGAAAAGTTTTGTGAACAACCTGAAAGAAAACTGTTCGTATATACTATGAACCCGTTTTCAGTATAAAAGATAATTCGCAAAATGTAAAACCCGTGAGGACGGTATTTTGTTATCCAAGTCGCACTCCGAAGCGAGGGCGGTCTTTTTTATTGCCCGAAAACTAAATACTTTGAGGGTGTGGGAAGCCTACGCTGAAAATTTCCTCGCAAGTTTGTTGTTGCAACTCGTAACAAACGGGCGTGAGTTGGGGGCAGAGGATCAGAAACCAACTGAAAAAGAATCCTACGGGTGGCACAAACAACATCAGGCATGGTGTTGAAGCGGGCGGAAACGCCAGGGCATAATATCGAGATACGGGGCGGCTTGCCGTATCGTTTGAGATATTATCACGAGTTGTGGAAGTATGGCGAGCGACGAAGCGACGAGCGATATTTCGGTGTAGTAGCCTATGCGTTTTGGAAACGCCTCGACAGGGCTACTATGCGTACAGGAAGCCAAAGCTCGCAACTCGGCTCAAAGCGAAGTCGGCTATCATTTTAACTATCGTGTATTCAATTAAGATACAGATTAGCAATAAAAAAGCCGTACCAAACTTGATAAGGTACGGCTCTTTGATCGTGTATGCGCTCAATACACAAATCGGGCAAACACTATTCTACAAGGAAATTTAGAATTTGTAAACCCCGCTACGAGCAAGTATAGCGGGGCAACCAAAGAAGTTAGAAGTTAAAGTATTCACACGGAATACAACATCAGATTACCACGGGCGTTTGAAAACTTCAACTTTTGAGGAAACGGGACGCTCAATAAAATCTGCCGCCATAGCAAGGCTATCGGGGGCGTCGTCGTGCTTGTTATGCCCCGTTACCCTAAAACTATATACATTTACCATAAAGGTTTTATAGGCTTTGCTCCGTTTGTCTTCGTCCAGGAAGTAGAATTGCCGGATAAAGGGCGCTTTGTCGAAGATACGGGTTTCCTTCGCCTGATTATTCGGGGCGGTCTTCGTGAGCAGATTTATCTTTATACCCCGTTTCTCCAAAGCTCGCTCGACTTCTTCCTTATAACTCATGGTCATTTTGTTACACTCGAAGCGTACCGCCGTTACTCCGTATGTAATTATTGCGTCGATTAGCAATTTCTGTGTAATCGTCTTATCGCCGTTGTCGTAAACAACATCAATAACATAGATAGAGCCGTCGGAATACTGATAAACGACGGGTGCTGCCGTGAAATCGCCGCCGCCAAACGCAGGATCGACGACCATAAATTTACGAACAAGCATATCGTCAGGGGGCAATTCGCCGTTAAAGTAATTCATATCGGCACTCTCGAAGACCGTGCCTTCCCTTTCTATCGGCTGACCTTGATATTGAGCCTGAAAACTCGCCAAATCGCCGTTATGCTCGAAGCTCGCCCTACGGGATAGATAATACTCGGTAGAAAACCCTACGCCGTAATCGTAGTCAAAGTTCGATTCCTCGTTCTCGTTTAGTGCAGGAAGGTTTATTACTTTATATCTTATATGCTTATTTTCTTCTCTTTGTAATACTTCAAGCCTTAAACCTATCGGATCGCTATTAGACCACCTTGTACCTTCCCAAATAAATTTAGTCTGACCTTTACCCCTTGTAACGAGGTTGTTGTCAACGATAAGCCAAAGTGAGGTTAGCCTGTCCTTATTTATTGCTTCGTCAATGCCGGACACCAAATCGTCGCTGATTATCCAACCCGTAGCGTCGCAAGAGCCGTTTAGCGTACCGTGTACTGATCTCGCCGTAACGGACGGGTAATGTTTTCTTCTGTCAACATCAAAAGTCAGGTCTTTCCCGTTTGTGCTGACTATATCGTGTCCGAAAAATATGTCATGCCAACGGTATGTAACCCTGTCGTTGATTACCTCTAAACAACCGTTATAAAAAGCCGTAGTGATCTTATCGGAATACGCCGAATACAGGTTAGACATTTCACTATCCTTGCCTATCTTCCAGGTCATGGCGAAAATCATAAGTGAAGATTTACCCGTTCTCGGCGGCTGCGATAGGAACAACTCGTCCAACTTATCGTCCTCTAACTCCTGAATAGCGTCAACGGCTTGCTTTAATACCTTCCTTCTCGGTAAATAAAACCTCTGTTCGGGTTTCCTGTTCCACTCCAACGCAATAAGGTAACTGTCGAAGTCAAAAGGCGATAAGGCGGTAAAAATATCCCGTCTTAACTCGTATAAATCGGCTGAAAAGTCCTTATTTCCCTTGACATAGGCGGTCATTTGTGCTTTTTGAGCCGTATTTTCAAGGAATTTGAGCCTGTCTATGTTATTTTTGGTATCTTGAAGGCATAAATCGTAATAATCACGGTAGGGTTTGACCGTTTCGGCTCTTTCGATAGCGGATTCTATCAGTTTAAATAAATCGGGCATAGTTTACTCCTGGGGCGGTAATACGATACCGTTATCCTTTGCGTACTTCATGTACTCGGCTTTAAGAGCGTCCTCGTCGATTTCGGGTGCTTGTTCGGGCATAGCAGCTTCGATACGGACATTATCAGCGAAGCCGTGAAGGTTTTTAAGCTGAAATATCGCCATGATGTTATCCAAATTGCCGTATAACGCTCCCGTTGAAATCTGATCCGCTATTAAATCGCTAACTCTCGTCAGAAATTCCGTACTTGCGTTGCTATGCTTCCGGCAATAGTCGAGGACACGCACCCTTGTCAAGCCTAAACCGATAGAGCAATAGGAAAGGATAGAAGGCGGGTTTTTGGCTTCCGCACAGGCTATAAAGTAATCTCTCGTCCTTTCCATGATCTCACGGACATTATCAAGGTCAACGGCGGTTTCGTTTTTGAGCGACTTCCTGTCGAGCAAGCCTATCTCGTTATCCACGACACCCGCTAATTGAAGCAGGTTAGCAGCAACGGCTTCGCACTTGCTCATATCCGACATAGCTTTGAGATTCCGCTTATTGACGGCAGGACTATCGGGGTTTTCCAACTGTACCGCCTTATCAATAGCGACCAAAGCCGCCATATTGCTTGACCTTAATTTCGGGTTTTCCTGATTCCGATTTCCTTTAACCGCCATTATGCAATTTTCCTCGCTTTTTTCTTATACTTTCTCGGCACACGGTAAATCGTATTCGTATAACTGTCCTTTCTCAAACTATGCACGCCCTTAAACTCCCTCGGTGCTATCGGACGCTTTGCTTCGCCCAGGACATACATTTTATCCATACCTTCGGGCGGGTTAGGGTTATAAACGATCACCTGATAGCCTAACGCCCTGCATATCCTATAAAGCAAGCCGCAAGGCACATCACGGCGGTTGCATAGCCGTTTAATGCTCATGTTAAGGGGTAACTTGTGCTTTATCGCAAAAGTTTCGTAGCTCTCTCCGTCAGGTCTGCCGTTGAGAAGTCTTGCCGCTATGTAGTTAGCTCTCATACTCTTTGGCATAGTAATTTACCGTCCTCTTGTATATTATTTGTTGACAATTTTGCTTTTGTCAATAAGAGTGTAATTTTTCACTTTCGTTGAATTTTTGCACTATTATTATGCACGCAGAACATAACTATTATTACAAGATTTTTTAATAAGCAAGGAAAACCGCTAAATTTGCCATGGCGAAAACAGGAAATTCGCCTTTTTATTTTCAAAAAAAATTTGAAAAAGTGAAAATTTACACTACGGTTTTCAAAAAAACAAACAGGGTAGCCTTCGTGCGGCGTTGTGCCACGACTACCCTGCCTGCATTGATCGGAAAACCTGAATAACCAAAAGAGGTACATCAGCGATTCCATGTTAACATCAGCAGCCGGAGTTTGCAAGCCGAGCCTGGGAAGCACAATGTCTGATTATAGGTGTTATCTAACTCTATTTTACTTCGGGGGAAGTTAGCACTTTCTATAATTTATATTTAATCTCTGCACTATCTCTAACTATACTAACTATTCTTATACTTATAGTTTAACTATATATAGTTAGTATTAGTGTAAGTGTATTGATTTGTTGATTTATTGAGTGTATCTCTACTCTGTATAGTAGAAGTAGTATCACGACGATCTCTTGATTCAGGAAGCAGCTTCGATTCCGAGATACCGCCTTTTTAATTCAGGAAACCGCCTTTTAGGTTAAAAGTGGAAAAACGGCTACCCCCACCCCTGGCATTTCTACCTACTTTCCCTGTGGGTAGAACAAAACGGTTAGTGCTTGCTAATTCGGTATAATTTTTATTGCACCGAATAAAACAAACACAATATAACACCCTGCAAACGCAATAAAATAAGGCATTTCAAGGGATAACAGATAATTCCCGTTATTCGATCCCGTGCCGGAATTGAATAAATACTCATGTTATGCCCTGATTTATGCAGTTTAGTTTTCGGCATATGTCAGAAACTCCAAATGTAAAATATTTTTGTTATCGGCATATGTCGATAATTTTGAAATTTAATCAGGATCGAAAACAAACCAAAAAGACAAAATAACAATTCCTTGCTGCTATTCTTATTAAGTTAGTGCTATACAAAGGGATATACACTAACCAAACACTAACTAACATACATATACACTAAACTATCTATAATAGATAAATTAATTAATAGATATTAGATAATGCTAACATAATGCCCGGCGTGAATTTTTAATAATATATATGCCCGATTAGCATATATTTATTATTTCTGTTATTTTCGCCTGTATTGCTTTGAAGATTATCAGACGTGTGATTATATTCTCTACACGATGCGGACGCCATGCAACGCAATTCTGAGGCATACAGGCACAAATAATATAATAATATACCCGTGCACAATTACAGTTTATTTGCAGGCTTGCCGTAATTGTGCCCTCTGTGGCTCTCTGTGAAGTTTCTGCATTATTCCGAGTAATTTATCATTTGAACACTGCGGACACCGTACACGTTAAATGTGAGCGCCTGGCGGGTATTCTCTCGCCGTTCTGATGTGTTCAGATTCCGAACAATAAAAAAGGCGGGAAAGATCCCGCCCGCTGTTTGGTATGCTCTATTATTTAACTTTCTTTGATGCTTCTAACACTACCCAAAGAGGGAAAAACATAACAAGTATAATAAATATTATCATAAGCTCAGCCCCTGCCCCTGCTTTCTGTCGCCGTAACTAACGCTCTTTCGGTGGGGTTAATTCCTCTTTCAATAACTTTATAAACCCGTTCGCCGTTGTCTAAGGTATTAAAACCAAAACCGTTGAGGATGTTGAAGTTATGGAACTCGGAAATATAAACTTCTTCTTCAAATGTCTGCTTGTCTTCTTCTGTTATCTCGTAACCGTTGCGCTCGCAGTTTCTTTCGTACATTCTCCAAAGCACTTCTTTGCAGTCGTCACGAGTTAATCCAAACGCATAATACTCTTCATATGCTCCAAATCTACCAAAAAAGAAATACTCAAAATTTGCTTTTGCTGCCATTGTCTTACACCTCCGTTTTTTCGTTTTCCTCGTAAATCTCGAACCCGTACTCATATATGCAAAATTCGTCATCGGGTGCGCTCTGTTCTTCTCGTTCGGTTTCGATTTCCTTATTGAACCAATAAACGACCGACCAATAATTAACATTGTTTAAGTCGTTTTCTGCTTCAAACGGCTTGCCCTCTTTGTGAAAAACGGGGTCACCTAAAGAGTTAAGATACAATAACATCGCTTGAACGATTTCCCTTTTGTTCGGGTTATTAAGTTCGAACGGCTCGCCCTTAAAAAATGCCTTGATTGTTTTCATTTTGTCGCCCTCCTATAAATAACCTGCTTGTATTCTTCTATTGTTTCGCTCGAAAGTGTTCTCTGTTCCACAAAACCGGAATTTTCTACGATTGCTCGGAGTATTCCATAGAGTATGCGATATGTTTTCGATTCATGGTAGCCGTTTCGGTCTGAATATGCCCCGATATGGCAAACCCAATGATTAGGGCCAATCTTGAAAAGCTCGAAATCTTCGCCAATGTCTAAACCTAAAACGCACCCCTCAACCCTGATATAATTTGATGTTCTGTGAATTGTCATATTTTAAAATCTCCTTTAATGCTTGCTTTACTGCTTTGATGTTGTTGTTCTCGTCCTGGGTTTCGTAATATTTCAGAATGTCCGCAAACCCCTGCAAGACTTCCGCACGGCTAACCGAAACGCCTTTATTTCTCCACCATATAGGCGGGAATGTTGCGATAGCAAGATATGTAAAGTGTATCTGTCTTTGTGTCAAGGTATGCTGTCCAATTCCAACCATAAACCCCGCGATTATATCCGAGTTCCAAAAGATCATATTTGGAAACGCCTGCGTCCTGATAACAACAATAACCAATTTTGCAATGCTCGACGCCCTGATAGATTCTAAAAAGTTCTTTTACTGTCATATTCTTGTACCTCCATATTTTTTAATCATTTTGTTAAAACTTGCCTTTGCTGATTTGATGCTTCCGAAATGGTGTTCTTCAACGCTGACCGCCAAGCCTGAACCGTCCCTGTAATGCCTTGACACCTCAACCTCATAAGAACTTGAATATTTTTCTTGTTCTATATATACGGTGTAGGTGTCTGTCCCGTCCGTGATTTCCTTTCTGCTGATAACAAATGTCATTTTTGCACTCCTTTCTTGATGTAGTTGCCTTTCGTTTGTGCCCTTATATTAGCACCCTTTCGGGGCAATAATCAACGGGCAACAAATCGACATTTTATAGCACCTTTTCGGGGCTTATTTGTGCAATCTACACAAGGAACATATCAAGGAAATTTTATAATTCTCGGTCAAGATCGCAGCGAAAAAACCGAAGCTCGTTCCAGGTGCATCCGGCAAAAACCGAGGAAGATCCGAACCCAGGATGAAAAAATCGACCGCGTTCCCACCCTGGTATATAAGGGTTAGCGCAGTCGAAGGTCGTCAGTCGAATGTCGATAGTCAGAAGTCGAGTGTCAATTATCAGGAAGTCGATAATCCACAGATAAAATACTGATATATAAAACACGGCGTAGTCGAAAGTCGATTTTTATACAACCTTTTAGGTGCAATGTTGTGTCATTTGCACAATAGCATTATGTACCTACAGGGTGCTAACATATAGACAACCGACAGGCAGTCGAATGTCGGTATCAATTACAAGGAAGGTAGGTAACACAATGATTGATGAAGTATTTAATGTAATGAAATGCTTTCCTGATAGTTTTTTAAACCCGTTTGGAGAGCTGATTCTTTCGGTTAGGGGTAATGTATATTTTACGGCAAAGGAGTGTGCAACAAAACAGGATATTGTTTGTAAATTGTTAGAGTGGTGTTCAAGACCGATAGCAAAAGGTCAACCGTATCAAAGCGAAAAAAGAAATAAAGAGTGGCGTGAATCGCTTTTAATCGGATATAACGAATATCTGCAAACAAACTTTACCCAAGAAGATATGTATTGGGTTTATGACAGATTGGGTAATGCCGTAAATCACGAACTAACATTGAAGTTTATTGATAGCGGTTTTGATTTATCACTTTTATTATCAAAGGAGGCGTAAATAATGGCAGATTATGTAAATGCAAGGCAGTATGCCGAGATTCACGGTCTGAACGTCGAAACAGTAAAGGCAAGGATCAAGCGAAAGCAGATACCGTATGTACGTTTTGGTAGTGCCGTTATGCTTGACAGAAACGAGCCGTGGATTGAAAGAGCAAAAGGGAAACCCAAAAAAGAAGTCAAGGCTTCGCAGTCGAAGGTCAACAACAGGAAGTTGAAGATCAAGATAACGAGAGCTTACTATGTCAGCGTTGAGGACAGTTCCGGCAAGGAAATAGCATCTGATTTTACGTTCCTCACCAAAGCGGATGCAGAAGCTATCGGCAAGCGTATGAAGTCAGAAGTCGAGGGTAGGTTATGAGCAGATATGACGAATTTAAAGAAATTCTAAAAGCCGAGGATAAAAGACGTGGAATTGATCCTGAGAAGGGTTTTCAAAACCTTCTTAACATGACAGACGAGCAAGCAGCATCCGTAATTGAGAATATGTTTTTCGAGCCACAAATGTTAGGTGGCAGACACCAGGGAAAACAATATCTCTACGCCATGCGCACCGTAGCAATATTAAAGGCGATAAACAGGCTTCGGGGCATTTCCGACAACGAAAGCGAGGATAACGAATGAAGATAAACAACCTTAACGATTTCATAACGCCTAAACAGGCTTTCAGCAAACTCCCCGATATTACGGATATGTCCGGCTACGAATCGCCTATCAGAATGATTGTCGGTGAAATGCAAACGAAAATGGAAGCCGATACAATGTCAGTTATTCAGCGTTACGGAATTGACGTTGACAAGGACGAATTGATAAAGGCACTCAATTATGATCGAGGACAGTACGAGAAGGGTTATCAGGACGGCTACGAAAAAGGCTATCAAGAAGCCAAAGAAGATTTAATTAAATTTTTCAACGAAAATTTTTAATTCGTTTAACTCAATTAAAATCGAATTAAAATCGGCATTTTCAAAATTATTATCGTACTTTTTGAAATAAATCTGCAAAAATCGAGATTATATTTCAGAAAATCAGCATTAAATTAAAAGAGGGCGATTACTCGCCCTTTTCTTTTTCCTGATAACTCGGCACATCACGGATCGTTTCAATAATCCCGCAAGCAGATAAGCCGTATCGCTCCTTGATTAGCCTGATAAGCTCTTTCTCACTCAATAATCTGTCAGCCTTTTCAGAATTGCTCATAACTCAACCGCCTTAAATGTATAGCCTTTTGTTTGTTTAAGTTTCCCGTTAATACACCACGAAACATTACCGTCATGCACTCCAAGCGTTCTTGCGGCTTCGCTCTGCGATTCAAAGATTCCCACCAGGTTGCCGTCTTTATAAGCGGCGGTTTTAATTGAATTTTGGCGAAACCGATTCATACCGTCTGCGAGCTTATAAAAAGTGTTAGGGTTATGCACATTTTCCTTATAAGTAACCCAACGGAGATTAGACACTCGGTTATCCATTTTGTTGCCGTTGATGTGATCTACGCAAGGCTTGTTTTCAGGGTTAGGAATAAAAGCCATAGCGACGAGCCTATGCGTCCAATATCTTCTGGCTTTCCCGTTAGCAGATAAACAGTATCGTGTATATCCGGCATAAACATCATTTGTTAGAAGCCTTTTCCTTTTTAGGCTGAAAACTTTTCCGTTATCAGAAATTAGGTAATCGGGAGAAACGCAAGTAGGTTTCCAATGCTCCGTGTCTATTCCGTATTTTGATAAATCTTCCACAATTTGCCCTCTAAATGCTTTCCTGTTCTCAAACGATAAATTACTCGTATTTTGATAGAATACGCCGCAGAAACGATTTTAGAGCGTTCTACGGCTATATCCGTTACTTCTTTTTCGTTACTGTTTTCTTCTTCGGCTTTTCTTCGGCTTTTTCTGCCGTCATGCTGCCTGCGAAATACAACTCACCGTTTACGCAGATTCCGAAGCCTGGGAATTTGTCTGACTTCTCGGCTTTGCCTGCGCCGATTATCGCTTTCGCTTTGCTTTCGGGTATTTTGTACCTGACAAATGCTGATCCCGCAGGTGCTATTACTTCGACTTCGCCGTTTACTGTTTTCAGCTTCAACATAGCGCTTCTCCTTTCTGTTGGTATTTGTATTGTAAACCATTTGAATACACAATGCTTAAAATTTTGGTCTTTCAAGGTAGTTATCAATATCGCCCTCGATTCCTTCTTCTTCGCAACCGAAGTGATATTTTGTAACCTCTATCGGAAATTTCTCAATTTCGCTTGCCCAAATTGCCGTACCCTTGCCGTGTGTTCTTTCCCAACAAAGAGGAAAACCGCCGATTCCGTCAAACAAGCTGCCTAATGTCACACCGTCCGGCAAGTACTTCGCCATATTGTCTATGATTATCTGCCATTGAGGAAGTGCGATACTGTTCCCCAACGCCTTGTATCGAGCCGTGTCGCTTGCACCTGGTATCAAAGTCCAATTATCAGGGAAATTTTGAAGTCGCTCGCACTCGACGGGTGTTAGCCTTCTTACCACATAATCGTTGTTGTTATCTTCCATAGGTTGATACCCCCCCCTCAGAATTACTGCTTGCTGATCGTGCATACAATTCAGCGTTCCCGTTTTCTCGTAAATCACTTGTTGATTCGCTTGTCCGTTTCCTATGCAATACATTTGTGTCCTTGTATCAAATGACAGGTGAGCCGTTTTCGCTTCCGCTCGCTTTTCTTCTTATCATTACCAACGGTACATTACCCCCCCCTGTTCCCATACGGGTTGACAGGGTTTGAAATACTCCGTCAGCCTTAATCTTTACCCTGCTATCGTTAGGGTGATTCTCGATTATCTTCGCTTCGTCCATTTATCTGTACCACCAAAATAGGCACTCTCGCTTCCGTGTAATCAAATATGTTTAGCGTATCTGCTATTTCCGTATCTTCGTACCCTTGTGCTTCGTTTGAGTTTCGGGGGTGTGCCGTCTTGCGATAGCAATACCCCCCCTCATGTTACTGTTCGGAATATTCGATAATAACTTTTCCGTCGTTGACATACTGATTTCCTATTCCTCGCCAGTCGCTTTGACATAGGGCGTTTACTGTATTATTGAGCATACCCCCCCCGCCCCACGCTCGGTTATAGGCGGCTGCGTTTCTTCCTCTATGCTCATTGTGAATTGAGCATTTGTGCCGGAATTAAAACTATCTCTGCCTAAACCGTATGCGGTAGCGACCTGGTTATCGCCCATTTTCGCCCGTAATGTCGGAGTTTTTTCTTCAACAATTCGGCTTTCAACATTTCCACGCTTCGATATTCCAGGTTCAAAAGCGTATGCCGTAGGGGTAAACAAGGTCTGATCCTGGCTAACTCCCAAAGTCGCACTCTGTTCGGTCTGTATCAAAGCTCCTTTTCCTGCCGTTCCGATACTTCCGTCAGCTTTCAGGTAGGTTTCGCTCCCCCCTGATTTTAAGGGTGTATGAGTTATCTGATTCTCCAACGCCGTTTTCAGCACTTCGGGTAACTCCTTGCCCCTCTTGTCTGCTCTGCGAAGTATTCCCTCGCAAGCCTTTGCTGACAGGTAATACTTTTCCGAAGCGTCCGCCTGTAATATCTCCGACAAACGGCTCTCCCGATAGTAATATGTCGGTGGCGTTGCTTCCGCCGTAATCGACCACGACGGCGATACGCTTCCTGCGTTGAGGTACTCCGAAGTATTGAGCGTCCATAAGTCGCCACGCAATAGAGAAGCCGTCGCCGACGATCGCTCCGCTATGCGCCCACTTTCCGCCGTCAGGCATAGGAATTGAAATGTCGTCTTTTTTGATTCGACAAAATTCTTCCAGGACGGCTCTAAAATCTTCGCCTCGGTTTGAGGTAAATGCTCCTGCGACATTTTCCCAAATGACGAAACGAGGTCGAATATGCTCATTTGTACGCCCACGCTCAATATCTCCTTCTCGCATTTCTCTGATTACTCTTATCATTTCCATAAACAAGCCTGACCTCGTCAGCTCGCCGTTCTCGTCTTGAAAGCCTGCTCGCTTTCCCGCTATCGACAAATCCTGTCTAACAAGGTGAGCCACCCGTTATACACCAAACGGGTTCAATTTCTGCGCCTTTAATATCGCAGATGTTTCCTAAATGCCTCACCTATCATCACCTCGCTTTCTTTCGTTACTGTATCTTATTTAATGACTAAAATATACCGTCTGTGTACTTCAAGGACAAAATTAAATCTCATGTATCGGTACGCCGTATCTATATAGAAACAACTTACGCTTCAAAATATATTCCGGCAATTTTATGCCCTTGACATCTTCTATAACGGTTTCGTTTGTTTCGTTCAGTATGTAAACGAAGTCTGCTCGATACACTACACGGCGCTCCAACAACACCTTTTTATCCTTTAACGGCTTCCCGTTTTTGCCGTATCGCTTTTCCGTTGCGTACTGATTAGGCAAAAGTTCAAACTCGACTTGCAGCCGTAAATCACGGATCACATTACCCCGTTCAAGCAATTTCAGTTCCATATAACGCTTGCACTCTTTTTTACTGTCAAAGGTAATGCCGTCATACACGACCTTGCTTGCGTTATACTTCGTGCCGTTCCTTCTCCAACCTCTGTATGCCATTAGCCTTTACCTCTCATAGTCTGCTATCGTATTGCTTGCGTTTGTTATACGCTCGCCACAATTCGGGCAAAAATCGTACTTCCTTCTTCCGTACCAATTCAGCGCCCAAAGGTGGCATTTAGAGCATTTAATCTCAACAACATCAAGGCGGTGTCGTAGGATATTCCCGCAAGACATAAACGATCTTTCCGTCCATTGTGCCATTAGTCGTTATCCTCACTATCCCAATTTATAAGTTCTGTAACTCTGTAATCAACATCAGGCACACTTCCCAATTCTGCGTTGATTACGATTCTTACCGACTTTCCGTACTCGATATTGTTGAGAATACGCTCAACCTTGTCCAAAATAGCCTTATTCATTTTTTCTGCGTTAGTAGTCTTAATAGCCATTAGTATTATCTCCTTGTATTCCAAATGTCGTATGCTTCTTTCAGCGACTTTGCATAATAACCGTCGATCGTAAACTCGTTAAACTTGCACTCCTCGTTGTCGTGGTAAACATGAAATACATTCAACGCTGAATTATACATAATGTTCACACTATCACCGCAAAACGGACAAGGCTTCAACTTTGAATTGCTTATCATTAGTCCACGCTCCCTTCTTTCTTGCAACCTATCAAATCGGCTACCCCAATATGGTTTTCTCCGTAGTGAAGTGATAAGTCGCCAGGATGTTGAGCATCCTTAACAGAATTGCATATAGTCTGAATTAGCATAGCCGAAGCCAACGGCTCGCTACCCGTAATGCTATTTGCAAATTCCTCGCCACAAAAGCGGCAACGGTAGGTGAATTTGTACTCTGTCATTAGTCTGTAACCTCTCTCGCAATAGTAACCTTCATATCAGGCTCGTTGTAATACTTTGTAAAAAGTCCTGCCGCTAATATCAAAGCCGTGTCTATTTCCATACCCTTTGCAAGCACCTCGTCAGCAACAATTACTGAAAACTGAATTTTTTTACCGTTCATTATTCTGTATCTCCTTCCGCAAACTTCCGTTCCCGTTCCTCGACTTCGCAGATTCCGCAAGTCCAGGTGTCGCACTTCTTATCTGTGTAGGGGCAAATGCCCTTGAAGTGTTCTCTGCCGTATTCGTCAACCCTGCTCGCAAACTTGTATTCGAGTTCCTTTTCCTTTATCAAGTGATCGTAAACGGCTAATATTTCCTCGTCCGGCAAGCACAAATCGCAATACTCGCATAACTTTACTCCGTTATCGTCCTTCCGACATTGTGGCGTTTCTCCAAGCGGTCTGCTCTGCCTTGCGATACATTCTCGCTCGTTCTTCAAAACTTTAAGAATAGTCTGAATATCCATTACTTTATTTCGTTCTCCCTTCTTTTGAAGTTATCGCAACGGCAATTCATAGGAAATTCGCCGTTTACCTTCTTGCAGGTAATATAAGTGATTCCGTTTCTGTCCTGCCTTACCTTTTCAGCAGCGTACTCGCAATATCGGCAAGCTCGTATTGTTCTCTGTCGGCATATCCGCTTTGCCAATTCCTCATTATCAGCCGCGAAAAGCAAAACTCCGTTGCCAGCAACCCTGACGGCGTAAATCTTGTCTTCCAGGTATTCGTATGCCTTGACCTTCAAAATTTCCTTTGCGGCTTCGTTTAAATCGTTGATGTTCATTTACTCGCACCCCTCACCGCCGTTGCAAGACTCGCCAAGCCAAGTACATTGTCCGGCTTTGTAATACTCGCAATTCTCTACTGAATAATCTTCCGTGTCGAAAGCTGCTTTATCCCTTGCGGCTTCCATATTGCAGGTGGCGGTATAGTCCTTGTCTGAAATTGCCCCGCATTTCCACTCTGAATATGCCGACATTTTATTCTCCTTCCTCGTAACTGATTCCGTTTGCCGTTGCGACTGTTTCCATAAGCATAGCCGTAATCGCTTCCATATCCTCGCCGTGATCTTCGCACCAAATATCTAACGCACTTGCGATAATCGGTATCATTTTTGCGGGATCGTCGTACTTATCCAAAAGTTCACCTATCTGCCAGGCGGTAAAACCTCTCTCGTCGTAATCGTCCATTAGTGATTAAATCTCCATTTCAAGCTATCTTCGTTATCGTCAAGTTTCATGGCTTCCCTGCGAGCTTCGTCTACCGTTTCTTGGCACTCTGCAAGCATAGCTACAACCGCTTCCATATCCTCGCCGTGATCTTCGCACCAAATATCTAATGCCGACTTCTTGTTGCAAATGTCTTTATAAACGCAGGTATCACAAATCATTATCCGCACCGCCTTTCTCGTATTCCTTGCACTCGCTAATTCCAACAAACTCCACTCCGTATGACTTCATAATCTCTTTGCACTCGTCTTTGTGTTTGCAAGTGTTACAAATAATCACTCCGCACCGCCTTTCTGCAATAACCAAAGTTGAAAACTTGCATAACAAACAGGGCAAGGTCAATATCGCTGTTATTTTTCCTTGAAATATAAGGCTCACCATTAGCTAAAATGCGGGGTTCAAATATCGCCTTGCACCTGTCACATTGATATACTTTCATACCGCACCGCCTTTCTTCTTCTTTTCTTCTTGGCACTTCTGCATATCGCAAGCGATATACTCATCACCGTTTTCACATTTGATCGTGTAGCCATACATACAGTTTTTACAGTCTTCGGCAAGTATCATTCCGCACCGACTTTCTGTTCTTCCGCCGTGAGCGTGATAATCTGAAAAACACGGCTTATTTCGCAAAGTTCACAATGTTTATTCATTTGGCAATATTTACAAACGCTTTCCTCTATGCGGTCTTTCAGCATTTCAACAAATTCGCCTTGCGGTCTTTCTTCAATTTGTCCGTGTTCTGTCTGACCGCAAAAATAACAATAGGTTTTTACTGTCGGGGCATTGTCGATTAAGGCATTAGCCTCGTCCCAACTTGACTTGTCGAAGTAATGTATTCTTTCGTGAAATGCTTTTCTCAAAGCCTCACGGCTGATTAGGTCATTATTCATTGTCGTTTTCTCCCTCTGCGTCGTGTATCTGCCTAACCCTGTCTTCGCTATCCCTCGATACCGTCAGCACCGCCAACATCAGCACCCCGAATACCATGCCGCCAAAGAAACAACAAAATGCAATAGCGATAGTTTCCATAAGCTCGTACCTCAAATGTCAAACGGCATATCTGCGTTTCCGACTTCCGTAGGCTCGCCTACTTCCTGTTCCTGTGTTGCCGGAATTGCGTTCCCTGCCGTGTTAGCGTTTGCATTAGCGTTTCCGTTTCCGTTGCTATTGCTTTGCTTGCTCTCCACAAACTCGGCTTCGTCAACAACGACTTCCGTTACAAGGTGCTTCTTGCCTTCCTGATCTTCGTAGCTTCTCGTCTGAATTGAGCCGACTACCGCTATCTTGCTTCCCTTCTTGAAATACTTTCCGATAAAGTCAGCCGTTGCTCTCCACGCTACGCAGGCGATAAAATCAGCCTGCCTTTGTCCGTTAGCGTCCTTGAAACGCCTGTCAACCGCTACAATGAAATTGCAGAACGGTAACTGATTCTGCGTGTACTTCACTTCGGGATCTTTTGTCAGGCGACCTATAATCTGTACTTTGTTCATTGTTCATTTTCTCCTTTTTTATATTTCACTCGGTAGGAAACCCGCACCAAGTAAATTGCTATTGTCCGTAACCTTCAAGCCTAACGCCGTATCAACCTGGCGTATCGCTCCCGCCCTCAATTTCACTTCGTAGGCTTTCCTAAACCTATCAGCCGTGTAGGTGTCGTCGATATTCATACGGCGTAACTCGGCTTCAAATTCGTGTACCGTGTCATATAACGCAGGGTGCTTTTTCAAAGCCTGGTATATCTCGGCTCTCCCGCCGTAGTCCCAACCGCCACAATTTGATACGATCTCCCTGACGGTGTTTAATGCAGCTTCGGGTTTTATCTTTTCGTCGGCAACGATCCTGTCAACGATTATTACCGTCAAATCACGGGGCATTTAGGCGGGTGCTGATTAATCGGGT